TGAATATGCTGAGCTCCAGAAAAAGGTTGTTGTAATTGTTCAGGCTGAAAGAGATAAAGAAAAAGCAATTATTGATGCTGAGAAAAAGAAAGAAATGGAGTTAATTGCTAAACAGGAAGCAATTATTAAAGCTGAAAAGAAACGTGATGTAGCTGGTCTTGATGCTAAAGCTGCTGATTTTGAAAAACAAGCGAATATTCTTAGAGGTGATGGTGAAGCTCATAGAAAAAGAGTTGTTATGAAAGCAGATGGTGCCCTTGCTCTTAAAGCTCAAACATGGTTAGCTGCTCAGGAAATTTATGCTAGAGAATTTGGAAAGCAGAAATGGGTAGCAGATATTCAAATGGGTACAGGTTCAACTGGATCCAGTGGTGGAGATGCCGTAAATCAATTTATGAACCTTTTGAGTGTTAGAGCTGCAAAAGATCTTGGATTAGATATGAGTATGGATATGGATAATAAATAATTTGATTAATTAAAATTTAAATATACCCTCAGAAATGGGGGTATATTTAGACAGGAGTGAATATGAATGTGAGCTTACAAGATTCATTAGATAAAGCAAAAATAATATCTAGTAATAAGAAATTAGATATTGTTAATGACAATATTATTGATTATTATTCAGAAAAGTTTAATTGTGGTTTTAAATTGAGAAAAATAGATGAAGAATATATCTTATATTTGTATCTTGATAATCTTCCAGGCGATGATATTGTTTGTATTAAATGGGATGGAACTAAAGATGATTATAAATATATGTTAGATTGTATAGAAGATTATACAATTATAGATTTTATTTCTTTATTTCAATCTATTAAAAAATTAATAAATAAAATTGGAGAATAATATGCATATAATTATGGTATTAATAGTTATATTTTTCTTGGTTTTCTATGCTTGGAGGTGGTTTGGAAAAGATTTTTCAAATTATTTATGTGAAGAATCCCAAGAAAAGAAAAGATCTTCTTTAAAAAAGAAAATTAAAAATCTTGAAAAACAAAGAACAGAACTTAATAATTCAGATGATGAATTACAAATATCAAGAGAGTTAGAGAATATTCAAAGTCAATTAAAAAGAAAAGAAAAAGAATTAAAAGAAATTGATAAGAATTTAAAGAAAGGAACTTAAAATGAATTTAAATGAAATAGCGAGAGAAGATAATGAATCAGAAGAAGGACTAATTGAAGAGAATGTTCAAGTAAATGGTTCATTGGGTAATGTAGATGTTGAAGATGATGAAACATCAAATAGATTATTATTTGAAGATAGAGCTATTGAAATGGGATTAACTGTTTTGCCGGGCGGTACTTATCATTATTCAGATGAATACAGCGAGGTTGCTTATAAGAAAGTTAAAACGTTAGAAGATTCTGGTATTATGGATGATACTATATTAGATCATTTAGCGGTATTTACAAAAGCTGCAGGCCCAGAACAAGATTGGACAAAACAAAATTTTGTATCTGATTCTTATAAATTTATGGGAAACGCAACATTGATTGATCAGATAAGAGAATCAATTAACTCTGTAGGAGAAAATGAGCTTGACGAGAGAACTTTTGTTGCTCCTAATTTTACATCTATCAGACATGAAATTATTATCAGACATGCAAATACAATTCAACAAGTTGGTACTGTATTTCCAATGATGAATATAACTAATACTTATAATGGAACAGGAGCTTCTAGAATAGTATTTGGAATGAATATTGCTGAGTATGATAATGTTGTAAGTTCATTTTGTACAGAAAAATTTGGAAAAATTAAACAGATTCATTTAAGTGGTTCTTCTACTGAGTTAGAAACTGCTTTTGGTGAATTTGTTACAGTATTTGGATCTAATATTTCAAATCTGGTTTCTGATAATTTTAATAATCATATCACTGAAGACGATATGCTTAAAGTACTTGACATGATAGAAGATAAAGCAGGTAAGAAAAGAAGAGATGCTGTTTCAAATGAACTACCTTCAACTGAGGGAAATGTTTCTTGGAATATGACAAGCTGGCAATTATTTCTTGCATTAACTAGATTTACAAGTGTTGAAAAAAACATAAACGCTAAGAAAATTTTAGAAAATATTACAGAAAGAGTTCTTGTTATTCCAGAACAAATGCTGAATGCACTTACTGCAATTAATGGTTAATGAATAAATATTTATAAAAAACTCTAGTCTATATTAAAATATAGACTAGAGTTTTTTTTGTTGTTATTTTTTTGGAACAAATAATAAATTTAAAGGAGGATTATAGTGACTGAACAAAATCTTTATAGACCATCAAGAAGTTATAATCTTGTTCTTCATATCAAAGGTGAGAATTATACAAATGATCTTAGCTCTGTAAGATTAACATCATCGTTAGCGACTGGTTATCAAATAGTAACATTAACAATTAATATAACCCCTCAAACTATTATGTTGAACCAATTATATGGTCAGGATGAAATAAAATTAGTTATAAATAAATTAGATGAAGACGAATATAATACAGAGACATTGGAATTTGATTTAATGATTATAAATTCAGATTTTCAAGTTCCTGTTTCAGATATGGGAACAGTTAAGGATACTCAAAGAGATAGAACCCACTATAAATTAGTTACTGTAACCAGACTTCCATTTCAAATTATGACCTCATTAGTCGGGGTTGTTTTTGGACCAACACGACCCGAAACTGTTTGGACTGCACCAAAAACTGTTAAAGAAATGATTGAAACTATTATAAGTGAAAAAGTTGACCCACAACCAACATTAAAATATGATGATGAAGATGCTAATCCTGATAAAATAAGTCAATGCTGTATACCACCAACAACATTCATGGATGCTATTAAATTCTTAGATAGAAATTATGGAATATATAATGGGATAGCAGCAGTATTTTGTAATTATGATAGTACATTAAATTTTATAAATTTAACAAAAAAAATAAAAAAGAATTATGATATATATGTTGAGCATTTAACCAATCAATATAAAAATGAAGATATTGAAAAATCTCTTACTGATAAAAAATATTTTTATACATATGATAACCTTCAAACTACATACACGGGAAATTCAAAGTTTGGTCAGTTAGGTGAAAAAATAAATCATGTCGTATTACCTTCTGATGAATTATATTATACAATAAAACATAGTTTATCTGCATTATCAAATAAATTTGGAATAATTGGTGGCACTTCAACAAAACCAAAAGTTTTTATTAATACATCAGTAGCAAAAAGAACTAAATATTATATTGAAAATAATGGTAATGATAGATCAGAAGTTTTTGCTATATCCAAAATAGCAAGACAAATATCTAATATATCAAGAATGAGTTTTCAAATTGAAAGAAATTTACCAATTGAAAATCTAATAAACATTGGACAGGTTGTAAAAGTTGGAACTAAAACCACTGACCATCAAGATGTTGTTGGTAAATATATTTTATTTTCATCAGACTTAATGTGGAATAAAGAGGGTGATTGGGAAACTGTAGCTAGATTAGAATTAATAAGAACAAATAAAACAATATTTGAAGGTTAAACTCAGAAAGGATCTAGAACAAATAAAAAAGGAGAATAGTATGGGATCGCCAACAAGTAAACAACAAAAAATTCAATCATCTGCTCAAAAGTATGTTCAAGAGTGGTTAAATTGTAAAAATTCGTTTGATTATTTTTGTGCTAAGTATATTCTAATTGAAATGCCTGGTGGTGATATATTTCTAAATCCTTACAAACCACAATCAGAACTTATTAAAACTATAAATAGAGATCATTATGTATTAGTATTAAAATCAAGACAGATTGGAATATCAACAATTATTCAAGCATATTCTGCTTGGTTGGTTACATTTTTTGATAATGTTGTTATAGGTGTTGTTTCAAAAGACGGAAAAGAAGCAACAGACTTTGCAAGATTCATTAGAGGTATGTGTGAGAAATTACCAAAATGGATGGGAGTTACATTTGAAAAGAAAACAGAGCAATCTTTTATTTTAACTAATGGTGCTAAAGTATACGTTTCACCTGTAAATCCAAATGCTCCTGAAAAAACCCTTCGTGGTAAGGCAATAACCTTCTTGGTAATAGATGAGGCAGCTTTTATTAAGTTTCTTGATACTGCATGGACTTCTATGATCCCAGCATTATCTACTAATCAGATGCATGCTAAAAGAGCAAATGTTCCTTATGGAACAGTAGTATTATCAACACCTAACAAAACGGTAGGACCAGGAAAATGGTTTTATGAAAAATATCAAAGAGCAGTTAATGGTGATGATATATTTACAGATTTTATTATACATTGGCGAGATGTTGAGGAATTAGCTGAAGATGATGGATGGTATGAAACACAATGCAGATTATTTGAAAACGATCCTAATAAAATTCAACAAGAGCTTGAACTTAAATTTTTAGCTACAACAGGTTCATTTTATAATGATAGAATAACTCAAGTATTACAAGAAATAGATACAGAACCAATTGAAAGAATTAAATTATTTAATGGTGAGTTTTGGAGATTTAAACAACCAATGCCTAATACTCATTATATTATTGGAGTTGATACAGCACCTGAACATGGTGAAGATAAATCAACTATAACAGTTTGGGATTATCAGCATTTAGAACAAGTAGCTGAATATCAAGGTAAGTGTAGAGTAGCAGATTTTGTTAAAGTAGTTAAGGTTGCAGCAGCTCAATACCCTGGAACAATAGTAGTGGAATCAAATTCATATGGAAACCATGTTGTTGAAGAAATGATGTCTAGTGAGTTTTCTAGTATGATGTATAAAGAAAAAAGAGGTAATACATTAGTTCCTGGGTTACAAACAACAGCTAAAACTAGACCATTAATAATTGATGCTCTATATTCATTAATTACAGAATTCCCAGAAATTGTTAAATCTAAAAGATTAGTACTTGAATTAATTGGATTAATTAGTAAACCAAGTGGAAGGGTGGAAGCAGATGTTGGGTGTCATGATGACTTGGCGCTATCTGCAGGATTGTGTTTTTATGTACATAAATATGATCCAGTATTAATGTTACAAAATAATACTGTTGCTAGTGCATTATTCACAGATATAATGTCATTGAATGAGTATGGACCAACAAGAATGACAGATGCATCAATAATGAAACATGTTAAGAATCACTTGTCTGAAAACGCAGGCGCAATAAATACAATGGATTTCTTTTTTGGAGCAGATAGAGGATAAATATGCAAAAATCAATTTTAAAACAATTAGATATTGATCCACAATTAGTAGAAGAATGTAATGCTACCTTACAACAAGAATTATTTGCATTACCAATTTTTCCAAAAAAAGTTGCTACTTTACATGGTATGGATTTATATTCTTCTAAAAGTTTAAGAGATAAATATATTAATGCTATGTATAATATATCTAAAGTAAAACCTGTTGCCAAAGATATTGAAAGATTGATTGAGCAAGGTAAGGTTGTTCCATGTTGGATAAATAAAGGGCTTTTTAAATTAGCTATATTTAAAAAACTAGCTCCATATTCAGAACAACATGTATGTGGATTTTTTACTCCCAAATATAAACAAGTTTTTATCTTAATGGACAATAATATTAAATGGGGTTTTGCTAAAGATAAATTTTTATCAAATTTAATGTTACATGAACTAATGCACATGGGAGCTAATAAATTTAGATTTAACTTTATATCAAAATTTTGGGGAGAGTTAATATCATATTACAGTGCATGTTTTGAACATATTTTTAAAACAGGAGATTATGATATAACAAATGAATGTAAAGTGATTATAAGATTTTTATTTAAGAATTTTGAAATGAAAGATCATACATCCTCAACACTGGAAAAATATTTAAAATTAATAAGTAGTTCGTTTAGAGCAAAATCTGTATTGAAAGAAGATGAATTTAATTCTGTATTAACAGATTTTTATTATTATTTAAAACTTTATTTTAGAGATATAGATTCATTATTCAATCAGATTAGAAAATTTAGACATATTTATAGCGGATTAGAAAAAGGATATTCTAATGGTTTAAACATTACAAATGTTGACTCAATTTTAAGTCAAGAGTTATTTTTTCCTTCAGAAGTAATTGCTATGTATGTTGAGTTATATAGAGGTTCACCAAGTAAACCATTTAGTGTTATTAAAAAATTATAGAGGTATTAAATGGCTAATAAAAGGATAAGTAAAAATGAAGCTGCAAGAAAAATGAATGCAGCTGACCAAAGGATTAAAAACATAAGTAGTATTGCAAGTAATACTATTAAAAAATCCAACATTGCAGAAATAAGAAAACAGTATGGAACTGCTGAAGGTAATAGACAAGCAGTCACTTCTGTCGATAAAGCTTTAAACAGTTTATCAAAAACAACAGCAGCTTTAGCCAGAGGTGTTCAACAAATTACTGTTGAAACTGCAAGAGGTGTTAAAAGTATTACTACCTCTGGAGCGAAAGCAATGAATGAATATGCTAAAGCTATAACAGAAGATATTCATATCAATAGACAAAATTTCATGGTAACAACTATTGGAAAATTTACTCCTCTAGTTGGTTATGCAGTTGCCAAAATGATGGAAACAACTGTGTTTAGAAATTTAATTGATAAAATGAAAGTTAGTCTTGGTAAAGCTTTAAACTCAGTAACATCTAGATTTAAGAAGTTAGCGCTAGCGGGTTGGGAGAAGGGTAAAGAATTTTGGAACTCTATGATTGATCGTGTTTCTGGTTCTCGTGGTGCTATGAAAATTAAAATGGCAAAAGCTCGTGCTGTTAAAAAAGATAAAACAGAAAAGAGATACCATACACAAGAGTCTGCAATCAAAGCTGCAATATCTGATGCAAAAATTGCAACTGATATAAGAAATAAAGCAAAAAAGAAAAATATTGAGAATCAAGTTCCTCACATGGCTAAAGGTGGTTATGTACAAAAAGAAGGTATGGCTAAAGTCCATGCTGCAGAGGTTGTACAACCTGTTGATAAAGTAGTTGAACAAATTGTAGATCAAGTAAACAAAAGATTAGACGCTAAAGAAAGAAAAGAGAAAAAAGGTGGTTTGTTTGAAGGTTCTATGTTTGAAAAAGCTAAAGATCAAGACTTTTTTGGTTTTCATAAAATGGGTGACAGCATAACAAATGCTTTTCAAATTATGCAAAGAAAACAATTAGGTCTTGAAACCAGGGTAATGAAAAGAGATAAGAAAAATCAAACTGGTTTAGTTAAAAGTTTTTTTAATGCTTATTCACAAGAGGCAAAACAAGAAGAACTTCCATTAATGGAAAGACAGGTTCGTGCTACATTGGAATTAAAAAATACTATCTCAGGTGAAACAAAGATACGACAAGCTGCTTGGGAAAAAATGCTTTATGAACATCCAGTATTTCATGGTCTTCTTTTAGGTGCAAAAGGATTAACAAAACTAACCATTTCTCCTTTTAAATTTTTATTTAAGAAAAGAGGTAGTACATATGCAAATCAATTAGCAACATCAGGAACAGTATTTGAAAGATTGGTAGATGCTTCAAGTCAAACATTTTTGGGTTCAATGGGAAAATTTGATGATCTTATTACCAATACATATGTGACAGCTAATGCTACTCAAGCGATAGCTAATAAAATAGGAGCTAAAGATTCAAGTGGAGCAGATACTGTAAAAGCACCAACTCAAAATACTTGGAAGATTGCTGGAGCTATTTATAGAACTTTAGTAAAAAAACCAGCAGCAGGATTAAAATGGTTAGCTCAAAAAGGAATAGATAAATTTGGTGGTAAGCGTTCACAAAAAACTTTGGATTTTATGTCTGCCTCTATGGGTGATCATGCTACAGCAGCTAAAGATTATGCTAAAAGAAAATTTAAAGGTGCAGGATCAAATATAAAAGAAAACCTTAAAACAATGGGTTCAAACATTAAAGGAAAATTTTCAGAAGGTTATGACGAAGGGTTTTCTTCAATGGGTAAAGACAGAACTGGAAAGAAAACTACAGCTGGAAAAATAAGTCAACTTGTTACAACTTCTAAGAAAAATCTATTAGCTAATGTTAAAGGTAATACTATAGCAAGAAGTACTTCAAAAATATTGAAAGGAACTGGAAAGTTCTTAAAATTTATATTGATGGGTGCTTGGAGTATGCTAACAAAATTTCCTTCAATGTTAAAAATGGGATTAATGTTAGCGGTTCCATCAATACTTAAATTATTAGGAAAATCTAAAATAGGTGCAACGTTATTAGCTAAAACTGGAATTAAGGGAGCCGCTGGTGTTGCTGCTGGAGCTGCTGGAGCATCTGCTGCAAAAAAACCTGGTTTAATTGGAAAAGCTTTTGGATCTATGAAAAATAAATTCGCTGGAAGTTCTATAGGAAAATTATTTGGAAAAGCAACTGGAAAAGTAGCTGGAAAAACAGCATTGAAAAGTATTGTTAAAAAAATTCCTGTTATAGGTCTTTTGGCTGGAATAGGTTTTGCTGCATCTAGATTAGCAAAAGGAGATTTTTTAGGAGCGGCTGGTGAGGTTGCTTCTGGCGCTGCTTCTATGGTTCCAGGAGGTGGAACAGCTGCTAGTATAGCGATTGATGCAGGATTAGCTGCTAGAGATATCAAAAAGTCAAATAAACCAGATAAAAAATATAAAAACATTAGTGATACACAAGGCGACAAAATAAAAGCAATTCAAAGTCAAATAGATGGTTATATTCCATTACTAGCATCTTTCACAGGATCAACATCTGTAATGATGCTTGCAGGGTTGTTAAATAAATATAGTATTGATAACCCAGATAAATTAGTAAACGCAGCAGATAAAATTGTTGGTATAGGTAGAGAAAATTGGATTAAAGCAAATGGTGATGTAAAAATATATGATGCTGCTGTAGCAATAAGAGGAGCGAAATCAACTATTAAAAGTCTTTGGAATGAAAAGGAAGGTATTTATCATTCTTCTTTAGCTTCAGCAAAAGCTTCAGCTAAAAAACTTAAAGAATCTTCAGCTAGTAAAAATGCAATTAGGATAATAGATGAAAGTAAAAAGAAAGCAATAGATCTTAAAAATAAAGCAGAAAATAAGTTAAGTGATATTACTAGTGGTGGTTACGATTCAGCTAAACTAACAGCAGGTGCAATGGCTAGTAATTTACAAATAGGTGCCGAAAAAGCTAACCAGAAATATAATATAACAAAGAAAGCAAAAGGATATTTTGGTTCATTTAAACAACAAGCTTATGATTTAAAAGCAGGAGCTCCAATGATATTAGCAACTATGGGAGATAACATTGTTACAGCTTTTATGAAACTTGGTGATTTCTTTTCAGAAGCTTATGGAGATCCAAAACAATTTTACTTAGATACCAAAGTAAAACTTTGGGGTGGTATAACCAAAGTAAAAGAATATACTATTTCAACTTATGCAAAATTACATGATATGTATAATTTAATGAAATGGCGTGTGGAAGAAGAAATAGCCTTACATAGAAGCAGAGGAACACTGCCATATGAAATTCCACCAGAAGCAACTGCTGCTGTCAAGATAAGCGCTGGAGCAGGTATTGGATTTAAATTTCCTGGATCTAGTGATAGAACAACTAGTATGCAAATAACTGGTCATGGTGGGGAAGTTGGATTTATATCACCACAAGATGCACAAGAAAGATTAGGTATAATGTCTGGTATAAATGGAAAGCAAGTTGCTAAGATTGGAGCAAGAAGAGACTTGTTTAAAGCAGCTTTACAAAACTTATTAATAGACGGAATGTCTGATGTTAATAAAGCTGTAGTTTCAGGGACTAAAAATAATGCTCAAATGTTACATACAGTATTTAATCAAAGTTCAAATATTCAATCAAGCAATAGTAATAATATGAGCGGTGGTTCAGAAAATCAAGGTGGACCAGTAGATGATGCAGTATTAGATATGTTAAGAGGAACATTAACATAAAAGGAGATAGAAATGCCAAATATAAATTTAGATGGAATGGTGTTTGGATTACCACCTAGAACTCATGTTAGCGATAATGTAATGTTAAATTCCATGCCAACTGCAATAATAACACCATGTGAGCCAAATTTTAGTAAAGGTCTTTCATTGTTTACTTTAAATAGAGAAAAGGGTTTAAAAAAATATAAAGAAATATTAAATCATGTAGGGTTTAATGTTACTAGAGAATCAATTGAAGTTGCATACCTTGCTGATAGTTTTCCTACTGATACATTTAATAATGAATATGGTGAAACCTTTTTAGATAAATTTGCTCAAGTTGCTTCATCAGGGTTAGGAGATATTGCTCAAATTGCTGGTTGGACAAACTATGAAGATGCTAAAAAACAAATGGGTGATTTAGGTAAAGCAATTCCATTTGGCGGGACTGCTTCTGCAGGATTAGATAAATTAATGAGTATGGGCGGTGACTCTATAGCAAAAATGAGTAAAAAAAATCAAGATATGTTAAAAGGTATTGGTAATACTATGAAGTCATTAGTAACTGGTGCTAGAGTTGATTTTCCACAAGTATGGAAAAATAGTAGTTTTAATCCTTCTTATTCTATGACAATAAGATTATATAATCCAAATCCTGCTAATCCTGCATCTACTAGAAGATATATTGTTGGACCGATAGCTGCTTTAGTAGCTTTAGCAGTACCATCTGTAGCTGAAGATTCTTCTACTTATAAATGGCCTTTATTATGTAAAGTTAGATCAAAAGGAATATATCATTTGAATGCAGCTTATATAAATAGTATAGCTATAATAAAAGGTGGGGATCAACAAAGCATTGCTTATAATCAAAATTTAGCGATGTGTGATGTAAGAATTGATTTTGGTAGTTTGTATAATTCAATTTTAGCAGGTGGGAAAAGTAATAAACTTAGTGCTGATAGACCTACTTTAGGATCTTATTTAGAAGCTATTGGTGGTGGTTCAGTTACTAGTGCACCAACAAGAAGAGGAGTTTATAAGATGACTACTAAGGATGCTGCTAAAGAGAAATTACCTCAGAAAGGTAAAAGGAAAATTATTCATAATAAAACAACACCAAAGGTTCAAGATGATAGTGATAGGGGTACAACAAGTAGAGTTAAAAAAACAGTAGAAGATGCATCAAACACTTTATCATCAAATTTACCAAGAACTTAACATATTGAATTTCTAACTGTTATTGTTAAATAATATGCTAAATATAAATTAATTAGAGATTGTGTTTGTTTTGTTAGTTGATTATATTGTCTTGTAAATTTTATATCCTTTACAAGAGTTAATAAAAGAATGTTAATTTGTTGTTTAAAATAAACTTTGGATTTAGTTCTTTTTATAGCCATTAATGTTCTAACATTTTTAAAAAATTGATCGCCACATAGATGTCCAACCTGAGATAATTCTTTTACAAATAATTCTAATATCAATCTAATATTATCCACATTTTTTATATCCGTTACAGCTTTTGAAATAGATGTTGCTAATGAGGCTCTAACCTTAGTTAAAGATCTAGCATCAGCTACAGCTTTATTATCAATATTTTTATAAACAGTTAAACTTTTAATAACATCATTAATAACTCTACTAGATTTTTCTAATTGTTGATATTGATTAGGATTATCATCATCTTCTTTAGGATTTTTAATAGACAAACCTTGTTCATTCGCGTTATAATACACCTCTGCAAAACTTTTAATACTTTGGGATATCCTAGTCCTGCATTCGGTTATAAACTTAGAAATACCGTCAACATCACCACTTTTTATAAACTTGCTATATCTTTTATCCATTTGTCCAGATAAATAGAATAATGAACCAGATATAGTTTTTTCTCTAGAAAACAAATGAGTTTTTGCTAAGTTTTCTAAAGCATATTTAAATGTATCATCGTTACAAAATTTCATTTGTTTATGCATTAGATTAGTATAATTTCTAATAATATATAATAATAATGCAGATTTATATGCTGTAGTTTGTCTACTTCTATTCAACACCCACATAAGAAAAATATAAAAATTTGAAATAGGATCTCTATGTAGTTTCCATTTTGATGCTGGTGTTCCTTTATAAAATCTTTTAACAAATTCTCTTATATTTTTTTCTTTTAATTTAGTAGTATCTAAAAGTTCATAATAATATTTTTTTAATGAAGGATAATAACAAGGTTCTGACAAACTGGATAATTCAGTCGCTACAATTTTATGTAAAGATCTTTTTAATTTATGTAAATTAATAGTAGATTCTGATAACAGTTGTTCCATAATTTTTATCCTGCATTAAATATTTTAATTGAAATATCTTCTTCTTTAAAATATATCCATTCTGGAGTATATTCTAATAACTCATCTTGTGTAAAATCATCAATATCAAAATCAAAAAATACACCAGCTGATGGTTTAAGCAATCTACAATGAGAAACTCCATACACATTATGAACTAAATCAATAATCTTTGATCTTCTAATATCTATTTTATCACCAAAAAACTCTTCATAATAATCTATAATAACTTCTTTAATATTAGCTATTAAAGTACCCTCTTCTATAGATGAATCATTTATTTTAAATACTTCTAATGATATTTTTAATGGTATATCATAAATAGGACGTTTCCATCCATATTCTGAATATATATAATTACTTGCTTTATTTGTAATATAAACAATATCATTATCGATTGGTTCTAAAAAAGACCAAGTTTGAGCAGTAGAATCAATACACATAGCAATTTCATCATCATGACCAGTCCATTGACCACCTTCATTTCCCGACACAATATATTTATCACCTAAAGATGCTATAGGTGGTATATATGTTAATCCCAAATCATCAACAGCTTGTTTAGTTGGAGTATTTTTTAACATATTTGTTGATAATCCTGTGGTATTACAGAATTTTATATTAATAAAATCAGTAAGCATTCTATAATTTTTAAATGAAAAACTTGATAAAAATGCCTGCAACACTTGAGTTTCAAATACTACTTTATC